AAGTAACCGAAATCGCGTCATAACGCTCGGCTGATGCGATACTCACAGTAGCAGTTGTCGCTTGATATTGAATAGTTTGCCCCGTATTAGGTAACAATGACCATCCACCAGCGCCTTGGCCTACAATATCGACCACATCACCAACCAAACAAAGCGGTGGTAAGGTAAAAGATGTCAAAGCAGCGTTCGTTGGTATATATTTTGTATTAGAGTCGACGGCTTGGGTAGTCCCAGTCACTACAACAGGGTTAGCTAATAATGGCTCAATTGTTTCTAGTACTGTATTTAGCGTATCAACAAGAGTTACCATCCAACGCTGAATCTCAAACGTTAGTCCCTCATTCCCCTGTAATGGTACTCCGTCAATACGCTCAAGAAATAACATTAATATGCTCCTCCGCTGACAATTTCTGTTTCATGGATAGCGCCGAGTATCACAATCGGCGAAGGACTCACGCACACTAAATTATAGACTCTATTCCGAGAAAGACCGCATTGATACCATCTCATGCGCCATGAATAAACACCTAACTGGCTAAATTCAAGGTTATCGACAGAATAGAACGTAATACCGCCGTCATCGGAGACAAATAACTCAATATGAGGTTTAAATAAGGCGTTATAAGTACTTTCGTCAAGCTCAGGTGTATTGCCGTTCTCAGCAATAATATACGTAACGCCATCTTCTGCGACCAAATAGATAGGATTTGCGTCGGTTGATGCTTCTGAAACAATGAAAACCGTATTATTAAACGGCGCATCACTGTTAATAAACGTTTGTTCGCCCCATACAAAATCAATTTGCACCCAATTTGTTTTAAATTCTTCGTAGTGTTCTTCTGAAATGATTGATGTAACTAGCTCATAGCGCATTGGATAAGCAATAAATGCGTTTGGTGCGGTTGGATCGATTTGATCAGGGTTCCTAATTTCGTTGATATAGATATTCCCCGCCATTTCATAGAGACTGTTTTGCCCAATAGCGGTCACAATATGCTTCTGGCTGAAGAAAACATGATCTTGAATGATATTTCTATCGCCATCGACCTCAATACAACGTTCCCACGTACCCGTATCGAAGTTATATTCAATAGAACCCGCAGAATCATACAATAATTCGCCATTCGTAGCCGGTGTTCCAGAAGTTACGCGATAAAAAATGGAATCTTCATATTGATACAGAAAACCAAACGCATTTTGAAGAAATTGAGCAGCCAATCCAGCGTTTGCGGTCTGTTGTAACAACACGTTGATGGCTTGGGTAGATATGGATTGTGGCATCTGGCCATCAGAAGCCATGAATTGAACCAACCCATTTCTGTTTTGAGCAAGCCACACCATGCGGCCAAAGTCGACATCGATTGAATCGGGATCGGCAATACCATAATCCCAGTTTAAGGATGTATTTTTCTTCCATGGAAAGATGCTTGCCGAGGAGGCACTCGTATTTGAGGCTGTAGTGCTTGGAATATTAGACCAAATGCCACATTCATAATCCGAGAAAATATAAAGTGTGTTATGAAGCACAACCATTTGCTTAATAATACCCGTTTCCTGAGCAAATACAGCTTTGCCGCCCGTGCCTGGGACCGTAAATAATGTAGCCGCATTAAATCCTGCCGTTACTGTGTCATAACAGTTAATTTGGGTTAAACGAAACTCTGTGCTATTAGCGCTAGAGACTGCAAATCGGTTACCAAATGCTTTCACAACACGTGGATTAGAAGGAGTATTTGGATCAGTAATCGTCGTAAAGCTATTGTCGTTTTCATTGATAATATAAAAATGAACGCCGTCTGATATCCCGCAGAACACAGCTTGTGTTTGCGACGTACTACCAGCGGCTTGTACTAATGGTAAATAATCAAATGACAAGAAGCCAGCATCTTGTGTGAAGTCAGCATTTACAAGGGCTGTCGCTGTAAAACTAGAATTAACTTTAAAGACAGTGCTACTCACTACGACATACATGAAATCAATTGATCGATATATGCGCCTAGGCTGAGCTGAAAAGTTCAACACATTCATGCCATCGACATTCTGGATGTGCTTTCTACCCATACAAGGGTACATGGCCATCTTTCGTTTACCTGTAGGAGCCGTCACCAAGTACCAGTTAGCACAGTCTTGTGGGCTGAACTGCTTGAACCGCTGGACGTCATAATAGGTAAATATCGGAAGCTCTTTGACTGGCATATTATTCCTTCCACGATATGTGATGAGCTATATTCCACGCTGTGCCATAACTAATACCATATTCAGCAGCAATCTTAGTTAGCTTTGTATGCTTTACCTTTTCTCTTATTTGTCTAGCAATTTCTATATTCATAACATTCCTACGTGTATTTCTAGACTGCATTATGGAATTTGCCCATCTACAATTATCTGGTGAATATCCTTTATCATTATCTATTCTATCGATAGATAAATTATTATTTTCTTTAAATCCATTCTTTAACGCCCATTCACAAAATAAATTACGATCTTTTAACCATTCATCACAAACTATTATCCCTCTTGCTCCATAATTGTAATAGTCCTGATTATTCTTGTTGTAGCATCTTGCCATCATATGTTTATATGTCTGCGCTAATTGAGGATGGCTTTTTGTATATCTACAAGCAATCACTCCTTTTTTCATACAACCGCAATGTTTTCTATATTTAAGTTTATTCGGATCGCATTCATAAATTCTATGACACTTTTTACATTCAACGGTTGCCCATCTAACGCCCCGTTTTGTATCATATCCATGACATTTTATTGTCTTAAACCCATTTATAAACTCAGGCAATTCTTTCAGCTGACTGGGCCTACCACATCCACAGCTTTTTAATCTTTTGATACTATAATATGCCGTAACAAATTCATTTTTACATATTTTACATATCACTTTAGCAAAATTACTTTCTAATCTTTCTACCACCAAAAATCCGTTAATATCTTCTATCATTATATCGCCCTATTAAAAAGGACGATTGTATTATCATTAGCAAATTAAGTCTACAGGCTAAATTCCAGCCCTAACGCGCCATGCGCCGTTGAGCCAGCTTTCTTGGTTAATGTTGATGTCTAAGTTAATCGGAGATACGGCAACCATATCAGTTTCTAGTTTCTGATACGTCATTTCCAATTTTTCTGTCCATGCTTCAGCGCGACCCGTATAGAGCGCCAAGTACTTAGCTACAGCATATTGCAGATATAATTGATAGTATGTTGGCAATTCCGATAAGTCCGTGTTAATCGTCAAATCAAATAATTGAAACTTACCAAAGAATGAAATCGTATAAACCTGGCTGGGTGATGGGAATATCTGGCAAGTCGTTAAGTTTGTGCCTGGAACCACGATAATGTAGCGTGGCAAACCCATCAAAGGTTCGTATTTATAACTTGAGTAAAATTCGGTCCGCTTCTCATCAATCAGCGGATAGGTTACGCCATCAAGCGTAAGCCATGCGTTTTCTAACACAACTAATCGACCTTGCGTTGTAATATCAGGAGTCGGTGTGTAATCTGGCTCGCCGAATGTTACAAACTGCTGACCGATTTGAATGTCATAATCCACCTGTTGTTCAACAGTAATCATCAAACCATTCGCACTATATTGATGCAAAAGTGTGTTGAGGACTTTTAAGCCATAGGATTGAGTTCGACCAGGTATCGTTGTATTAGGGGAGTTAGCACTAATAAGTTGATACGCATCTGAAATAAATTCTCTTACTGTTGTTGTAGGCTCTGACATTTGTTCCCTCGCTTAGACTTTAGCTGAACCACTTTGTCAACATCGTCAGACTCTTTGTCAAGTTTGTCAGACTCTTTGTCAACCTTAGCTGCCGGAACGTCTTTCTGCTCTGCGAACCATACGCCACTCGATATTAATGAGCTAAATTCGTCATAACTTTTGACAAGCCTTTGACCTGTGCTGTTATAAACAAACGCGCAAAAGTGTTCACGTGAAACAAATCGACCTAGATATAAAACTTGTGTATCAGTTTGCATAATCACCTCGTTAAAATTGGTACCGCCACTAATGACGGTACCATTCGAGATTCGCGAATCGCGAATTAGCTCATAACAATAACCGCAAACTCTGGGTTAATTGCCACGCCGCAGATTATGTCCAGACGATCTAACTGAACGTAGTTACGGATGTCAGCACCAAGGGTGTAAGTCAATGCCATTTTGTACAAGTCAGAGTAAGTCGTAACTGCCTCTACACCACCTTTTAATTCAGTGATAGGAGGAGCTGCGAAAACAATTGACTGGTTTTGGAACGCGATTGACTCATTATGGTCATTAGCTAACAATAATTGCGCGCCGTTAGGAATCGCGCCGCTGATGTTCTGACGAGCACCGCTGATAACGATTGTTGGGCTAACAGTAATTGTTGCTGTACCACCGCCTGAAGCCGTTACAGTTTGAGTAACAACGAACTGAGCTGTTTGTGACAGACTTTCGTAGTTCAATGGGTTAACCATGAACACGCCAGCAGACACATCGAACTGAACTTTGTCACCAGCATTGAACGCTACTACTGAGGGCACCAATCCAGTCAATGCGATTTGGTTTCCACCAGTGATAGGACCGTTGGTTACAGTTCCGCCGAGTTTGAACCCAGTTGGAGGTGTACCGCCTGCTTGACCAGCACCAGAGATTTGACGAACCAAGAAGTTAGTCTTGAAGAAGTCAAAGCCTGCTAAGTGACCGATGAAACCATCCATCAACGCACCGCGGTTAACAGTCATGTTAAATACAGTGTACAAGTCATTCGACAAAGCAGCAGACACTTGAGGGCTGTTCGCGAAGTAACGGTTGCCGTCTTCAGGAATGCCTAACTCAGTCATGTAAGCGTCAGTGTTCAACACAGTTTGGAAGTCGATAGGAACACCAGGTGTACCGGTTGTTTGGTAAACAGCTGGTTGGAAATTGGTAGAACAAATGAACTGCTCAACCAAGTTAGCAAGACGTTTAGCGCGTGGCTTCAACATCATGTCTAAATAGGGTTGGTCACGAGCGCGATCAAATGTTAATTCCATGCCGTTGAACGATACCATTGAGTGGAACTGAGTATCGATTGTCAAAGGACGAACCACTTGGACTACAGCTTCATCAGTCGCAGTAGCACCTTCGCCACCAAGGAATCTTTCTTCCAAACGGTAGTTAATGGTTTGACCAGTTGCGTATTTTAGGTTACGGAAGTCTGCTTCTAAGTTACGGTTAGCAACTTTAGCAAAGTTTAAATAGTTGATGTAACGGATGAACACTTCATCCAAAATATATTGGGTGGTTTGAAATATATTGGCCATGGTGGCACTCCAAAATTAATTGAAGTCTTTGCGGAAGACGGAATACACGCTATAAAAACTAACAACGTGGATCGGCGGCTATCCTGTTACACACCATGTTTTGATATCAATAGACATCATGTTTGAGCCGAGGGTCGCTCTATACCACTCAGCTCATAGTTTAACGCCTAGCACGCTCTTTACGCAAGCGTTGCTCTTCTTGGCGAATTTGATCGTCAATATTTCTTGTGCGCTCCACCTTCTCAACGACATCTCCTTTCGGAGCTTCGATAGGTCTTGGTGCTTGGCTCACATTACTACGTGCTTTTCTCATGCGCTCAGCCAATTGTCCCATTTCAACAGCCTGGGTCATTGGATCATTAATCTGCGCAATTCTTTCCAGCTCTTTGCCTTGTGTCTTGGCGGCAGCATAAATGAAAGCGGCGGGATCATTCATCCCACGAGTTGCCAAAACCATTTGAGGGGTCAGTGCTTTACCATAAACCACTTGTTCAAAGTCAGCATATTTAGCAACGCCATCGTTGAACTTAATTTCAAACTGCGCTTGAGCTTCTTGCGCTTGTTGTTGCCAGCGTTGTTGCTGAATCTTTTGTTCACGTTTGCTGAGTGTATGGTCAATAAACGATTCAAGTTGTGCTTCCCAATCACCCTCTGGCGCTTGATATTCTGACTCAGGTTGCGCAGGTTGTTGTGGTTGAAAATCAGACTGCTTCATGCGCGCAACGCGTTCACGAATCATCGCCTCAACTTCAGCCTTTGTGTACACTTTCTCAGGCTTTGGTATTTCCGTACCATACTCATCAACTTCTGGCGCATCTGTTACTTCTTCTTTAGCATCATTGTTAATTGTTGCGTCACTCGATGAGGTGCTTGCGTCCTGTGCTAACGAGGCTTCTGGCTCATCATGTGTTAATTCTTGTGGATCGGCCGCTAGAAATGATGGCGTTTCTTCATTGAATGTCTCAACCAGAAGACTATCAATGTTATTCATGTTTCCATTCTTTATTTCTTCACTCATTGTCTCGCCTCGGGTCGTGGTTTATGTGCGTGGGTAAGCAATCTAACTAAATTATCTGCGTGGGCAATTTGTTCATTCGACATGTTGCGTTGAGACTCAGCAATATAACGTAACTCCATTTCCTGAAGCTCTGCTGCTGCTTCTTCACGCTGCGCTTGAATTTCCTGCCAACGCATAGCAATTTCTTGCTGCGTTTTGTGTCCGTCCATCTGCAATCGTTCTTGGTCTTGTTGTAACTTCTGCTCTTTTAGCTTGAGTTCTTGCATTTTGAGCATAACCATTGGATCGGGTTCTGGTTTTTTAGGTGGGACAGGCTCGCCAGTCTTACCAGCCTCAATAATTTCAGGCGGAACAATCGTTTTTAGGCGGTTTCTAAGCTCAATATTGTTCGAAAGAGGCAAGTTTTCCACATAAAGGTCAGCCATTAGGTTAAAAAGCTGTGGATTGTTCTGTAAAACCAATTGCATTGAGTTCAATGCTTCTTGTTTCTGTCCTTCCCAACTAGGGCCTGGCACTAAACGAATCGCAAACTTGGCTTTTGACATGTCATGTTGTACACGTCCACCAAACTCATCCATTGGTTTGTTAATTTCAACAGCAGTACGGCCTTTGTCTTTCAGATTCACGCTAATTGTACGTTGTGTGTCATAGACAACAGGGATTGCTTCGTTGACTAATTCACCACCAATCGCAATTGCTTTGTTCAAGTTATCAAAAGGGGTATTGGTATTAAATGCGCCACGTTTACCGCGTGCTTCAATAGCTAGTTTGGATGTCTCATTTCCTTGGTCACCCATCATACTGGCGTACATACCTGTACAGGTTTGAATATCACGTTCAGCTCGTTCGAATTGTTGAACAAGTGATTGAGATAATTCTGGTGGGCGTAATTGCATTGGCACAAACCCGCTCTGAGCAGGGTCAAATATCAAACCGCCTTGAACGTTAGACGGATCACGCCAGATTTGTTGTGTGTCATTACTACGCACGTTCTCTTTGCTCACCAAGAACTGATCGTAACGCCCAATCTTAACAAGGTAAGCGGATTGTGTACCAAGGTAGTTAATATAACGTTGAGCATCTTTGGTATCTTTGAAGAATGGACGGCAAACTTGCGTGCCTTCTTTATTATAGAATGAGCATTGGTCAACAAATGGCATTGGCAATTGTTTAAATGGCGTCTTCTCAGAGTCTAATTCCCAGTCGCCAGCAAATAAGAATTTCTTAACAGTGTATCGTGGTGCTTGGCGTTTGATTTCAATCGTCACAGGCAAGCCATCATCCAATAACATTTCTTTGTCATCGACCATGATACGCTCAATTAACTTGAACTCATCTTCATCAATCGTGCGGCCATTGCTAAGCTGATATAAATTAACAGGGTTATATTTGCGTTCCCAATACGTTACAAGTGTAATTGATTCATCATCATTAAATACGCTTCCTTCTTCTATATTTGAAGGAGGGATGGACTGTTCAATCTTCTTACCGTAGATGGCTCTAAACTTGGTACGCGACATACGTGTTCTAAAACCACAAAACATACCATCCGTTTTACATTTGGACATCGCCGAATGGTCCCAGAAGCAGCGCGTAGGAATGACTATTTCTTTGAATCTTAACACCTGGTTGAAGCTATACTCATCTTCATATTCTGTGTCGACATAATACGCACCATATCCACCGGTGATGGCACAGTTAAATGCGCATTGGAACACTTCTTTTGTACGGCTATCAAAGGTAATTTCATCAACCAACGCTTCATAGATATCAATCAATTCAGTTGGCATTTCTTCGCTCTTTGGGACGCACTCAAGGCTCGGTGTATTTTGTTGCTGTTCGCCCAGAAGATAGTTAGCCATGGGAGCGAGCTTATTAAACGTCAATGGAATCTTTTTATAGGTCTCAAAGACTCGTGCTTCTTCATCGAGCCATTGGTTTCCCCAGATGAATTGCGTATATTCGTTATAAGTATTTTTATTATCGTGCCAATAATTCTCGAAAGTTTCTATTTTCGAGTTAATTTCTTGTGCTTTCTCTGGGTTCTTACGCGGCATAACATTAATCCCATCAGTTATATTGCAATTAGTGTATCAGATTCTAGTTTATCACTCACGTAAACATCTTTTGATGCTGTTCAGCTATCATATTTGGTTTAAAACTTGTTTCCCCAGTGTATTGCCCATAAGCAAACGTTAACATCAGAGCGTCGGCACAGTCACAAGATGGCATTCCGCGCTTCTTGAGGTCGTCTTTACTTTCGATGAGCATTTGTCCATTACTTCGATGCTTGTAGCCAAGGCCACAAAGGTCAGTGTGGAGTTCGTCGCTATCGGGAATTTGTACAGGAATCTCTCCCATGAACCAGTCTCGCATTTCTGACCATAGCTCAGCTCTAAGATTACCGAACCGCTCCTTGTCGTTGGCACTTCTCGCCACATTAATTCCTTCGACACATTGATACCCCATTTCTTGCAGTCTATCCACAACGCCTGCGCCAATACCGATACAGTCGATGAACACTTTAAGTGGGCGTAATTCATCGATCATACGTTTCAATCTTCCCGCCAGTTCCATTGTATTGTAATTGCGTAATATTTCTAAATCATACGCAACCCGAGATTTACGCTTAATAATAACGCAACGGTCATTATCGCCGATAGCAGGGTCCACTCCAATAATAAGCGGGGTGGTGATTTGCGTTTCGATTTTAGAACGCCGAGCAGCGAGTACATAACTGCTAGATATAAAAGTATCATCAACAGGATTGAGGAACGCATCGTTAGCACAGCAAGGGTACTCCTGGTTGAAGAGCTTCACGCCTAAGTCATGGTCGGCTGAGAACTGACCAATCTTGAACCGTCGCCAATAGATGTGCTCACGCGTCATGCCATTGTGACTGTAGATATCCATTAGCTTTTCTTCGTCTTCTGTGAGGTCAATTTCATCTGGCTTTTGGCTGAAGAATGTTCGGTACTCAGGTTGCCAGTACCAAGGAACGAAGATAGCTTGAAAGTCTGAGCGTCCTTGTTCGGCTGAAACCCAACCCGAGTGGTAGAAGTTTCCGATGCCATTGGCTGTTGATTCGAGAATAATCTCAGTGTCGTTTTGGTCGCCGACTGCTTGCATTAATCCTTGGGCGTGTTCGGCGGCGTTTGGCCAGAAGGCGACTTCTGAACCATGTAGTAGTTGAACAGTTTGAGATCGACCAGTCCCTTTAGAACCAGCTGTTCCAATCGCATATCCGCTATCGATGGAATCAAAACGCAACTCTTTAACTGAGTCTCGTCCAGCACGTGGACATAGCCCACTGGGTAGATGTTCATAATACCTCTTCGTCATTTCAAATAGATTCTTAGTCGCTGCTGATTCATGCGTCAATATGAATGTCTTAATACCACGGTTAGTAATCGTCTTGTGGAAGTAGCGGGCCTGAACGTATGTTGAGTTGTGTGAAACTAGGCCTTGGCAAATATAAGTTTTAGTACTGGTCTGTAAGTCCACAACAACAATTTCACCCAAAGATTTAATGGAAACCACCTTGGCCCATGGCTTAATCCCAGAAGTCGCTGCTTTCCCAGGCAATTCATGACCGACATGCCATTCATCATTAGTAAATCTTGTTGGTCTACATCTAGCGAATAATTCCATTAAATAAGGCAACCTATGAATATCTAATCTATGTACAGGTTTATCGCCTAATTTATTTTTTTGACCGCATTTAGTACGCCTATCAATCACTTCACAATATGGGATATCTCTTTTATTAAAATACTCTTTTATACGTGCAAGAATTATACCATCAGTTTGATGTATACTTAATCGTTTGGCTCCTTTAGACCCTCTCTGACTGCCTTCGCCATCAATAATACCTGCAATCCATCCATCTTCATGAGTTAAACAATCATAATTAGGTGGACGAGCAGCTATTCTAATAACATCACCGACAATCAAGTCACCAATCTGTCTCCATTGCTGATCGTCGCCACCGCGTTTTCTCGATAGCATTCGATGATCGCCCGTGACTTCTAGTCTTGCACCATTGTCTAAGACCACTTCGAAAGCCTCTTTTATAAACTCGCGTTTCTCTTCAACAATACAAGTTCTAAACTTACGAGATTGTTTTCTCCCTACTTGAGTTAATCCTGGAGACTCTTCATCACAAGCAACAAGCTTATCACCAATCTGAATATCCCCTATTTTTAACCACCTATAATCAGACGTTAACACTTGCATATTTTTTGACCAGCAGCACCCTTGTTGCCGACCTTTCAGGATATAGGCGCGTATCTTCCCGCGCTCTTCGAGCTGCGCTTCGAGGCGTTCGTGAATATAAGTTTGGGCGCGATTAAGTTCGAAGGGTATAATTTCACCTGACTTTGTACGTATCTTGAAGAAGTTCTCAGAGAAGAACTTGAAGTCTTTAAGTTTGTTGAGGTCTGTCATTCTGCGCCTGTAGTTTACGTAGAAAGACTAGTTTCTGCTCTTCAACCAATTCACGCAAGCACTCATTCCCCATGTGTTTGATTGAGCCTTTATATTGCATTGCTTCAAGCATCATCAATAAGTGCGCCCGCATATTCTGATGTTCTTCGACTTTAGTTATGGGGTCGACGTTCTCTTTGGGCTTAATGATTTCTGGCATTATGACAAGACCTTATTCTGAACAATCTTGTTTAACGCTTCGATACGCTTGAATGCCTCCTCGATGTAATGAGTCAGCTGACCGAATTGATGTTGAAGGGTAACGAATTGTTTGAGGAGATCTACCATTTCCATCTGCGATACAGATGCGTCCTTAACTTCTTTTAACTCTAATATTGGTTGCGTCATGCGTTCACTCACAATTTAGAGCGGGCGATTTGTGCTTGTCGCAGACAGAGGCCTACCCGCTTATACTCTAAGTCATCACGTCATCCAGGTGTCCTGGTCATTTGGATGATCTCTTGTCGCTTCTACGACTTCCCCGTGACGGCTATCCCGCCTGAGATGACTAACTTAATTGGCGAATGGTGGAGAGTTTCACTCCAGAAGGTAATACGCACATGCGCGATAATACGTATTACATCGACAGCTTATTATGGCTCCAATCTCATAACTATCAGGATAACTAGCTGACACCTGAATCGTAGTTATGCCGTTTCCGGTCATATTCTTTAAACCTGTTCATAAGTTTCTTCAAATATATCACGCTTACATGGATATAATTCGCCTTTAACACCTTTGATTATATAATCACCAAGGCTGGCGGCCATATCACCTTCTAGTGTTTTGATTACAAGCCAATGATGCTCAGTATTAACGTAGTAATCAGATCCGATGAACCATTCCGGGAAATCATCATAGCCATATTTGAACGCTTCAATAACAATCGGTTTCTTTCTGTATTGCATCAAACCTTATCCAACAACTTCTCAATCAATGTATCACGCGAGTCTTTGGGAGCAGCCTCACTGTAGTCATCACGAAAGCGATTCTTCATCGTAAATTGCCATGTAGAACCAGCAAACTTTTCTAGATTACCTACAACGCCATCTTTACCGACGTTCTCCCACCACTTCTGAGAGAGCTTCTCGCCTTTCTTGGCGATACGACTGAAAGGATGCTCTTTGTCATCCTTCCATCGATAGTAAGTCTCGCGTGAAATATCTAGGTCGCAACAAACAGATGTAATGCTATCGCCATTCTTAAAGCCATTCAGCGCGACTTCATCCATCCAAGGTTCATATTTGTCTTCAAAGAGCATGATAAAAACCTTTTATTGTCATACGACAGTTATTCGCCTTTGCCCATTGGCTGAACATTGCGTTTAGCACCTTGCATTTTAGCATCAGGGTACTTCGCTTGCTTGTCAGCTTTCTCATTCCAAGCAGGATATTCGCTCATGCGATTCATTTCATCTACGTTACGCTTGTAAGCAGACGGCATGCAATACGCTTCATTCTCAACAGTGCCTTGGGCGCTGTAACTTGGGCCGTAATCGCTCATGGTTTAAACTCCATATGTTTGTTTAAGAGCATTAATCAAAATTGTAACCGAGTCTAGGTAATCCTGCAACGCTTTGAGGTCAGCTACATCGCCACCAAATGGATGATACTCCATATTTATCCCCAAAATCTGTGAGTAACTCTGTGGATATTGTACCACATCCCCCACCCATATTACATTTTCTTCTGTGTACAAATAATATCTATTGACACCGGTCAATTAGTTGTCCATACTATGAAAGTCAACCAATGGTTGGTTGTCTAAACAGGAGTTTACCACATGAGAGTACAAGATCTAATTGATACCCAAATTAAGACCTCATTGCTGTTAGGTTACATCTATGGCGGTCTTCAATCCCTCGAAGAAGATTTATGCCGTGACAATGTAAGCATGGCCACCCAACACAAATTCTATGAGCTGCGCCAAGAACTGTATGTCTTCATCCGTGACAATTACTATGATATCGAGGACCGAGGCGATGCCCATATACTGCCATAAACTAGATACAACTCGTTCCAAGGTCGTCATTGACTTGGACGAGTGCTTCCAAATCAAAATGATATTAACAGCCGATGAAATGGAAGCACTAGAGAGTCATCTGTTGGATATGCAAATTACATTGAGCAATCACAGAAGAAAGTTTCACCCAGAAAAGGAAACCATAGAATGAACAAACTATTTTTAGTCGCCATCACATTAAGTTTACTGGTGGCGTGTACCCAAACCTATTGTGGAGCGCATTACTGATGAATGACTTCACGAAAGAAGAGCTATCAACTATAGATTATTTAATTGATTCTTACTGCGTACATAGTTGGCCACCAGAAGGAGCGTACGGAGCATTAAAATCAAAAATCCAATCCATGATTAATGACTATGCCGGCATTAAATATACTGATTATCCATTTACAGCATTAGGCGACAAGGTTGGCGAGCTAGCCCCCATTAGGGCATGTTATTTACTCCATTACGATGAAGATAAATATTGCGATATTAAATTAATTGAATCAGGAATAATGGCCAATATTAAACGATGTTATGTATATGATACCAATAGGAGGTTGCATGAGTGATTTTACGAAAGAAGAATTAAAAAGAATCCGTCAGCAGCTATTAGAAGATAGGCAATGGGTTGATGATTTAGTTAATCCAGACCCATTAATAGATAAACTCCAATCCATGATTGATAACTATTGCGAGCACTCTCAACACATATATTACGGTGATATTCCTGTGGGAGAGTGTACAGAATGTCATATGGTGATGATTCCATGAATAGGGGTACTGAATGAGCAGATACGACAACCTACACGGTGACGAAGATGAAATAGCGTTTGAGTACTACAAGAACAAGCGTATGTACGATGACGAACACGCGGATGACTGGAAAGATAGCGAGGAAAGAATAAATGTTAATACTGACACGGAAGCCACACGAACGGATAATAATCGGTGACAACATCACAGTAGAAATACTAGGTTACTACGGCGATAAGGTGCGACTAGGGATAGTTGCTCCAGAAGAAGTAACCATTGACCATCCTAAAAAGATTGTGCGTGCGATAGAAGAACCAAAGAAAATAAGCATCATCTACAAAACTGTTAAAAGATTTATAGGTCGCTAATCGCGGCCTTTTTAGCTCGCATATCCCTAAATCGCTTAGCATGTGACGCCTTGCA